ACTTTCAAGGCCATTAACAAAATGACTAGGAATACGAGCAGGATCAATAAAATTATCGAATCGTTGCTTACTTACATGCATAACATAAAAACTGCTTATTGCAGGTAAAAATATTGCATAGTCTTTTTGTTGTGCTGTTAGATTGGTTAATAGTTCAGTCATATGAAGGTGATTTATATCTTTTTAATCTGTCTAATAGTTGATAATCTTGTTGATGTAGGGCTGCAATATCTTTTTTTCGTTGTGGGTGTTGTTTAAGTATCTCTCTTATTTTATTGTTAATAGAGAGTTTGTTTGCATCATTTGTACTGGGATTAGTACGTTCCTTCCAATGTTGAAAATTACTTTCGCCGCCTGTCATTCTTATCCACCCCGTAAGATCTCTGTAGAACCTATTAGGGTCAGTACCGAGATCACTGTTCATGTAGATATATTTTACGTTAGTAGCAACACTCACGAATCTGTGTTGATATTCTGTGTGGTCGTCGTATACAGGATTTTTTAAAAGGGTACTCCAAAAACTGTCCAAGTTTAGCAGTTCGGGTATGTTTTGAACATCTATAAAACATTGAGCAAATCCACTGATCCAACGATCAACAGGGTCTCGCAACACACACATCTTTTTAATGCTATCCGTTGCGAGAATATTATCTACCATGTCGTTCTCTGGTGTAATCCAATAATTATCGTCTAATACTTTTTGTATAAAACTACTGGCATTTTTAGGAATGTTAATCCAAGCATATTTCAGTGTTGGATCAATTTTTACAGCATAGAGAGTATCACGATAAAAGTATACCCCAGGAAAGAACTCGTACTGGTTTTTCACCATTATTTTTGTTGTGCAGGAAGTAGATACCTATAAACACCAAGACCACTATCAACAGTAATCTCGCTTACACCATCGTCACTAAACTTAACACGTGTGTCGCCTGGCAAGCTTAAAATTTTACTAACTTGTTCAATCACGGTCAAGTTTGCCACCGACATCGTGTTGAAATACAAAATCTCCAGCATGTGTACTTACATCCCCAAAATAAAATTTTAAATCTTTGCCTTCTGTTTTAGCAACAAATGTTGTTTCTTCGCTATTGGCGTTAATCATCATCTTAAGTCGTTGTACACTAGCTATTGTGGGGTTAAAATCAATACCCCAGTTAACGCTTTTCATTGTGACACTCTTAAGCTTATCATTAACAATTTCACTGCTCATAAAGCGATAATCATTTCGAAAATCACCTGTGGCATTTTCAAAGTGAATACCCACCGGAACACTTGTTCCGTTATGTTCTTTTGTGTTAATGCTCATTTTTGCATTCTCTTCATATTCTGGAATACTAAGAATAACACTAAGAGTTTCAAGGTTGGGCATTCCAAATGTACCTAAAAACTCTGGTACAGGATTATGAAATTGTGCTTGTAAAATAACGCTACGGTCTTCGGCTAATCCATCTAGTTTAGTTTCACTATCTGTTCCGCTAATTTTTACTAGATTAATAAATCCAAGTTTATGCGTATGCTGAACAATATCAAGTAAGTAGTCTTTCATTAATTATTCCTTAAGTTAAAAGCTGTTTATATAGTATACATGTATTCAGGAAATAAGTCAAATTCCTTTAGCCTGAATTAGCCAAATAATTGTACCAGAATATTTTTCCCATGCGTCTATTTTTCCCGGACAATTATTCCAATCCTGTTGTAAGTTTCTTATCCATTCCTCTGACGAGACTTTAACTCTGTGACTGTTAACCCAAGCCATAATATCTGCTGGTACATCTTCTAGTTTAGGTTTTTTTAGAATAATTTTTACATCCGGGTAAGAAAGTTTTTGGGTTTTTAAATTGCCGGGTTTTTGCACTATTATCCAACTCCATACCCCGTCGTCGGTAGACCCATTATCAGTTATATTATATCCTTGACTATAAAGCATGTTACTCATAAGTTCTTTTGTACCATAACAACGAAAATTATTAGATAGCAATTCTAAACTACGACGCTCTTCACAGTTGTTATAGCTAAGTAGAAATCTTCCTCCCGGTCTAAGAATGTTGAATATTTTTTTTGTTATATCTTTAATAGGATCTAATGGTAAGTATTCAAAAAGGTTAATGCACACAGTAAGTCCTATTTGATTCTGTGGGAACTTATCTAAGTGATTATATATGCGTAATCTTCTTTTAGCGTAAAATTTATTAAACTTATTGCGTACAAGATTTACTATACTCTCTTTTTCACAATACACATACAAAGGATCACTAGCAACCATGGCATGTGTATATCTTCCATCAGATGGATTAATGTCTAAGGAAGGATACTCCCACGCATTATAGTATTGAATAAATGATTTAACTTTTTCATTAAATATTTTACTAATAAAATTATTTAAATTTATTGCTTCTTCAACAGTCCATAATAGACCAGATTTACTTTCGTATGTCTCATAATTATGCTGTAATATTTGAATCTCTCTCTTTCGTAGCTCTTGGTGTATAGTGTTTATTAAATTCTTTTTTGCTGTTTCGAATTCTTGTTTAGCTATATTAAGATTCGTAAGACTATCTAATAGTTGATTGTGTACTGTTTTGTTTTTCCAACGTTGAATTTGGTTTTCTATAACTTGCTTATTATGGGCAATATTATCGTCTATATTAATACAGATAGTTTCTGCTTCTCTATGAAAGTGATCAAGAAAACTGTACTTTTCAAACAGGCTATCTTCCATTAAATTAGCTCCTATAGATATTTATATGAGCATATTATTCAAAAGAAAATAAGTTATCAAATGTGTTTACTGTTTGTGTTTGCTCCCTTAAATTCCAACCCAATACTCCTAGTAAATTATCAATCTTTTGGTCAACAATTGCTGTTTCCATATCCAAATCATTAAATGGCAATTCTTTAAACCACGCTGGAAGCGTTGTTCCGTCCGTTGGGTAACTTACGCTTGTATACCCTAAGGGATTGGGCTTTAGTTTACACACAATTGTTTTCATTCCATCAACAATTTGCATGCTGTAGTTGTCGCTGTTTAACTTTCTAAGATAATTCCAGTTCATAGCAGCACGAACATGCCCTGGCATATTTGCTCTTCCTTCGCGCTTCTCTTTTGCTGTATACATTGTAAGATTATTAACACGCTTTGGTGATCCCTTTTCCCAGCCCGCCCGCTTATGAAATTCGTGTTTAAATTGTTTAATTTTTTCTACCAGGTCAGATGCCTGTTTACCTGTTAGAACATCAAGCAATATATTACTTAAAAAATCTTGCATAACTTTTGGAGTGTCGCTGCGTTTTAGATCAAGCCCCATTGCTTTAACTTTACCGACGCCGCCATCTTTATCTTGTCTATAGCCATCCTGGTTATACATTAACATAGCATAACGTTTTTTGGTAATATATAACCCTCGAGTAGCAACTATCTCTAGACTTGCCTTAATAATCTCGCCGTTATCTCTTGGACAATGAAATGCTGTTTCCATGAATAAAGGAAATGTTTCGTTTAAAGCATCAACTATAGTATCATACAATTGTATACATGTTTCTTTACCCCACTTAGTTCTACCTTGCTCTACTTCGTCTTTTATTATAGGCCAAACACTATAGTGAACAGAATCAGTATCTCCATATATAATAACGTCGCCTGTGTGATCGTATTTTCCTGTTAGTAAATCATTAACTTTTGCGCTCATATGTTTAGCTATACAACGACCTGTTAGCGTAGTGGACTGCCCTATTCTGTGGTCAAAAAATCGGCAGCCCGGATTAAGAATAGCGCCATATAAACTGTTCAAATTAATCTTCATGACTAATTGCCGCTTATCCCAAAATGCCTTTTCTTCAGCTGTCGTTGCATCACGCATTTTTTTCTGCATAACCTTGCGTTTTTCGTACCATTGTTCTAATAGTCCAGGTATAATACCTTTCTTTTTATGGGTAAAAATTGTGCCGTTAGCACTAAGTACCCATGGATTATTACTATCAAAAACAAGTCTCCAAACATCATAAGCACTTAGTGTGTCACTATCTCCCTTCTCCCAATCAATAGTAATTTCAGTGCCTTTTTCTCCTGCCATAACAGCTTGATATTCTTTGCTACCAAATTCGCCCTCCCATGCTTCGGCAAAACTTTTTTTCTCACCTATCTTAGTCTTAATAGCATGATCTGTTAATGTGGGACGCAATTGCCCAACTACTGTTTCTGGTGCCATGTTTAATGCACGAATAACACCGGGATACAGGCTGTTTATATCAATTGACCCAACCCATTCATGCATGCCCTTTTTCGGGTAAGCAACATAAGCGCCTGCCGCTGTAGTTGGTTCGCCGTCTCTATTGCGACGTTTAGGAACAATTAACCCTTGTTTGTGAGCTTCGTTAATTATTGCTTGCTCCACAATAGCAACAGTGCCCGTTGTAGCTTGTAGCAAAACTGTGTTGGTATGTGCTAGTTCATTAGCTAAATCAATAAGTTTTAATTTCTTATCTAGCTTGTGTAACAGCATACAATCTTGTCTGTTGTAGTCTATAAATGTGTGAAAATCTTTATTATATAGTTGATCTAGTGTGCCTTCGTATGCAAGCTTGCGTTCGTTAAGTTCATATTCACAAATTGCATCTAAACTGTAACTATGCATTTCGTGGTATGTAAATTTGCGATACAACTGCATATAGTCTAGATGTTGCCTACCTATTAGGTCAAACGTCATAATTTCTGCACCAAAACGTTCAAATGTTCTTTTTCTGGGGTATTGGCCCCATAAGCAGAATTTGCGTGTGTCGTCCTTGCTTAACACCCGCGTAACACGTTGTATTGTGTATGGGATGTCGTAGCCTTCTGAATTCCAGCCACTTAAAATATCAGTATCTTCAATTAGTTCTAAGAATGTTTTTAAAAGATCTGCTTCATTATCAAACAAAAATGTGTTATCAAATGGGTTAATAATATCCTTTGCACTTTCTGTGCTAAGACTTTTGGGGGGAATTGCAAGCGTAATAAGTTGATCCAGCCAGTCTAAATAAAGTGATATTGCTGTGATAGAATTAAAGGGATCTTCTGGTGTTGAGTACCCACGTTCCGGATCAAAATCTACTTCAATGTCAAAGAAGCATACTTGTAAGTTTGGGGCGTCAACACCAAGATAATTATTAGCAAGACAACGAAAAACTGGGTTAAGATCACTTTCCCATAACCCTTTTTTGCTATGAAATTTTAGTTCCTTTTTAAACTCTTTACTACTATGTGTAGTAAATCGACTTACAGGATTACCATAAATTGTTTGAAATTTACCGCGCGGATCATTATAATAAAACACATAATTGACCGGAAAGTCTTTATACTCTCTCTTGCCATTTACACGCTCAACTACATAAATCTTGTTGTTGTCTCTGTCAATGTGGGCGTCTACGTAAGACATGTATGTTTTTTAATGTAATTTTCCAACAGTAGCAAGAATATTCTCAAGTTCTGCTAAGTCTTCGCTATGACGAGCAAAATCTGCTTTGTACGCTGTACGTACAGCTTTCTTAAGAACTGAAGATTTAATTTGCATTTCTTCAGCAATTGCTTTTACTGTGTCATTAAGACCTTCGTTTAAATCGTCAACTTCCTGCATTACAGTAAGGCCTTCATTAATGAGGGTTGTTAGTTTGGTTTTCTCT